GTAAGCACGGTTTGGGAGGGGCTTTGTGCAAACCTGTCATCGAAAGATGATAAGGCGGCACACTGCTACCTCACGAAAAGAAGCTGATTTCCGCACTTGAAGAAGAGAACGTGTTCAGACCTCTTGCAACTAAGATTCAGACCTCAAGCGGTGACAGAAAGATTCCTGTTATCACACAAAAGGGCGAAGCATCGTGGATGGAGGAAGAGGAAGCATATTCCCTTTCTGATGATTCTTTCGGTCAGATCGCACTTTCTGCATACAAGGTTGGTACAGCTATCAAGATTTCAGAGGAACTTCTCAACGATTCTGTATTTGATTTGCCGTCATACATTGCAAAGGAATTTGCAAGAAGAATCGGTTCCAAGGAAGAAGAAGCTTTCCTTATCGGTGACGGCAAGGGCAAGCCGACAGGCATTTTCGCAAATGCAGGAGGTGCTGAAAATGGAGCAACCACATCAACAGCAAATATTTCATTTGACGATATGATCGAACTTTTCTATTCTGTCAAGTCGCCTTACAGAAAGAAAGCTGTATGGATTCTCAACGAACAGACAGTAAAGGCTCTCAGAAAAATTAAGGACAGTACAGGCAATTACATCTGGCAGCCTGCCGTAAGCAGCGGACTTCCCGATACAATTCTCAATCGTCCATATGTGACTTCTGTATATGCTCCTGTTTCTGCGGCAGGTGCAAAACCTATCGCATTCGGTGACCTCTCATATTACTGGATCGCTGACAGACAGGGACGTTCTCTCAAAAGACTCAATGAACTCTTCGCAATGAATGGACAGGTTGGATTTCTTGCATCTCAGCGTGTAGACGGAAAGCTGATTCTCCCTGAAGCTGTTAAGACACTTACTATCAAGAAAGCGTGATGCTATGATTACGCTGAAAGAAGCGAAAAACTATCTGAGAGTGGATTATGAGGAGGACGATAGTCTGATTCAGAATCTGCTTTCTACAGCAAAAAATTTGGTGATGGACGTTGGCAGAATGGACGAATCAGCACTTGCTGAAAATGAAGATACCGTGCGGACAGCGATGCTTTTCGCACTTGGGTATCTTTATGAAAACAGGAGTAATCCTGATTATCAAAAGCTAACGTTGAATCTCAGGTCGATTTTATTTGCACAGAGAGAGGGCGTGATGTAATGGAAATTGGAACTTTGAATCAGAGAATCACTATTTTGGAGCATCGAACTGTTATTGATGAAATCGGAAACCACATCACAAAATGGGAAGAAACATTTTCTCTGTGGGCAAAGGTAACTGTGAAAACAGCAAGTGAAACCACCGATGCAGGAGTTACCAAAGAGGTACAAAAGCTTGAATTTCTTGTCCGTCAAAGTCCCGCAACGATGAATATCAACAGCACCAATTTCCGTATTCTTTTCAGGAATAACATTTACAATGTCACCGGAATTACTCCTTTATACGACCACCACAACTACATGAAAATCGAGGGTGAGATAAGAAAGGCAGGTGCTCCCGATGACTTCAATTGATGTAATGGCTGATGAGATTATGAAAGGTCTGACGGAATATGCAGACCTTGCAGATACCGCCATGAAAAAGGCGGTTAGAAAAACTGCAAAATCTGTAAAAGATGAAATATCTGCAAACGCTCCCAAGCGAACAGGTGCATATGCTAAAAGCTGGACTGCCAAAAAGACAAAGGAAAACAGCCATTCTCTTGAAATGACCGTTCATTCTAAAAACAGATATCAGCTGGCACACCTTTTGGAAAAGGGGCACGCCAAGCGTGGCGGAGGTCGGGTATCCGGCAAACCGCACATTGCTCCTGCGGAAGAAAAAGGTGTACAGCTTTTTGAGAAACTTATAGAGGAGGCGTTGTCATGACCTACGAACAGATCGCAGAGATGATGGAGGAAATGGGACTGCCTTTTGCCTATCATCATTTTGCAGAGGGCGAAAGCCCTGCACCGCCTTTTCTTATTTTTCTTTCACCTGGAGAAAATACATTTTCTGCGGATAATCAAATGTATTTCAGTTTTAAGAAACTGGATATTGAACTTTATACAGACGTTAAGAATCCTGAACTTGAAAGACAAGTTGAACAGGTTTTGAAACGTCATAATATCTATTACACAAAATCAGAAGTATGGATAGAGTCGGAAAGGCTCTATGAAGTGCTTTATGAAACGGAGGTATAACCAATGGCGAACAAGAAAAACAAAGTTAAATTCGGTTTGCAGAATGTCTACTGGGCAAAAATCAATGAATGGGGTGAAGATCCTGACGGCAACAAGACCGTCCCTGCATACGGACCGTCAAAGCATCTGCCCGGTGCTGTATCGCTTTCTATTGATGCCAACGGCGAAGCGGAGAATTTCTATGCGGACAACGGTGTTTATTACGTCATCAACAACAATGCAGGATATATAGGTGATCTTGAAATCGCCCTTATCACAACCGAATTTGCAACTGAAATCTTAGGAGAAATCCTTGATAATAACGGCGTTCTGGTAGAAAAGAATGATACGGAACTTGCACAGTTTGCACTGATGTTTGAGTTCTTAGGTGATAAGCACCACATCCGTCATGTGATGTATTGTTGCAGTGCATCACGTCCTGCGACGGAATCTGCAACCACCGAAGAAAGCACAGAAGTTAAGACCGAAAAGCTGTCGCTGAAAGCTACTCCTTTGCCGACAGGTCTTGTGAAATCCAAGACAACTGAAAGCACCACTGATGCAGTATATAACAACTGGTTCAAAATGCCGTATAACCCTGATACGACAGTTAAGTCTTCTGCCAAGTCATCTTAAGGAGGTATTGCTATGGCTATTCAGAAAAACATTACAATTGACGGAATTGAAGTACCTTTTAAGGCAAGTGCTGCTGTGCCACGCTTGTATCGTCTAAAATTCCGCAGAGATATTTATAAGGACTTTGCAGCACTAAAAACTGAAGTCACTGAGGGTGATGAAAACAAAAGCGAAATCGGTATTGAAAGTCTTGAAGTCTTTGAAAATATCGCATATATCATGGCAAAACACGCTGATTCCAATGTTCCTGACAACCCCGATGATTTCCTGGAACAGTTCAACACATTCAGCATTTATGAAATTCTTCCGCAGCTGATTGAACTGTGGGGACTGAACACCGCAACGCAGGTAGAGTCTAAAAAAAACATCGCCAGACTGACCGCCCGATGACAACTCCGCTTTTTCTCCTGAGATGCAAACAGCTCGGTCTTTCTATGACCGAGCTGGATTTGCTGACGATTGGACTGATCAATGATATGTTTACGGAACGTGAAAATGATGAGTATTCAGGGTGGAATGAGGTTGCTGGACAGGCGGATTTTGATGCGTTTTGAATTAACAAATGTGTGCTTGTAACCAAGCTAATAACTGTTCAGAAGATATTTCTCCGGCAGCTACACCAAGAATCAACCGTGTTAATTCTTCATCTTCATAATCAACATCAATTTCATTTAACATTAAAAAAATAAGCATTACATGAGTTCCGATTCTCTTGTTACCATCAACAAATGCGTGATTTTTAATTAAACTGTATCCTAACTGTGCTGCCTTATCAATTATTGTAGGATACAATTCTATTCCTGCAAATGTTTGAAACGGAGCATTCAATGCCGATTCCAGCAAACCTTCATCACGTATTTCAGGTGAACCTCCTGACTGAGCAATGACATCTTGATGAAGCAGTATTACTTGTTGTTTTGTCAGACGAATCATTTCGCAAGCTCCTTATATACAGCAGCATTTCGTTTTAATAACTTTTTGGAAATGTCAAGAACATCTTCATCAGATGCAGTTTCATCTGTTTCAGTATCATCAAATACCCGTATTTCATAACGTGGTTTATTGTTCTTAAAGATGATTGCTGTTCCATATTGGTCAACTGTTCTGGCAACCATAGAAAAATTCTGGTTTGCTTCGGTCATAGAAAAAATTGTGTTTGTATCAATGTTCATACGAACACCCCCTTTATATTTATTATATCATAAAGTTAGGATAAATTCAACCTATTTTTCAAAAAAAGTGAGGTGAACCACAGTGGCAAACAGAATCAAAGGCATCACCGTTGAGATCGGCGGAGATACTACTAAGCTGTCCAAAGCTTTAGAGGGTGTAAACAAGAACATTAAAAACACCCAGTCACAGCTGAAAGACGTGGAGAAACTCCTGAAACTTGACCCGAAAAATACAGAATTACTCTCACAAAAACAGAAACTTCTCGCTGACAGTATTTCTGCTACAAAGGATAAACTTGCAACGCTGAAAACTGCCGCAGAACAGGCAAACACTGCTCTTGCAAATGGCGACATCACACAACAGCAGTATGATGCCTTACAGCGTGAGATTGTCGAAACAGAAAATGAACTGAAACGTTTGAAATCAGAAGCCAAAAATGCAAATTCTGAACTTGCTAAAATCGGTGAGGCAGGACAGGTTCTCCAGAATGCAGGCGATAAAATTTCAGGTGCAGGCGAAAAACTTCTGCCCATCACCGCAGGTGTGACGGCTCTCGGAACTGCTGCTGTGAAAACCGCCTCCGACTTTGATTCTGCAATGTCTAAGGTTGCCGCTGTTTCCGGTGCTACCGGTGATGACTTGCAGGCTTTGCGTGATAAAGCCCGTGAAATGGGCAGTAAGACAAAGTTTTCCGCAAGTGAAGCAGCCGAAGCCATGAACTATATGGCGATGGCAGGTTGGAAAACAAATGATATGCTGTCAGGTATTGACGGCATTATGAACCTTGCTGCTGCATCAGGCGAAGATCTTGCCACAACATCGGATATTGTCACAGATGCACTCACTGCATTTGGACTGACAGCACAGGGTAGCGGTCATTTTGCTGATGTGCTTGCGGCTGCAAGTTCTAACGCAAATACCAATGTATCTATGCTTGGTGAGTCATTCAAATACTGTGCTCCGATTGCAGGTGCTTTGGGATTCTCCTGTGAAGATACCGCTGAGGCACTGGGTTTAATGGCGAATGCAGGTATCAAGTCCACGCAGTCGGGAACTTCCATGCGTTCCATTATGACTGCCCTTTCCGGCGATGTGAAATTCTGCTCTGCCGCCTTTGGAGAAATGGAGATCGCAACTTCCAATTCAGACGGTTCAATGCGAAGTTTATCTGATATTTTAGCGGATTGCAGAGTAGCATTCGACCAGATGTCAGAATCCGAAAAAGCAAGTGCCGCAGAAACTCTTGTGGGCAAAAATGCCATGTCGGGATTTCTTGCTCTGATGAATGCCGCACCTGCGGATATTGATAAGCTTTCAAGTGCAATTGCCAACTGTGACGGTACATCTCTTTCTATGGCAGAAACCATGCAGGACAATCTTGCAGGACAGCTTACCATTCTGAAGTCACAGCTTGAGGAACTGGCTATCTCTTTTGGCGAGATTCTGATGCCTGTTATTCGTGACATCATTACCAAAATACAGGGATTTGTGGACAAACTGAATGCCCTTGACCCTGCAACAAAACAGACCATTATCAAAATTGGATTGATGGCTGCGGCTTTAGGTCCGCTTTTGATTGTGGTGGGTAAAACGCTTTCTTCTATCGGAAGTATGATGACATTCATTTCAAAAATTCCGACAATGATTGCGGGTGCTAAGACTGCATTTTCAACGCTTGGTGCTGCAATTGGCGGTATTTCTGCACCCGTGGTGGCTGTCGTTGCAGTTATAGCTGTACTTATTGCAGCATTTGTAAATCTATGGAACACCAATGAGGACTTCAAAAACAGCATTCTTTCCATCTGGGAACAGATAAAGTCTACCTTTGAACGTCTGACATCCGGAATCGTTGACAGAGTGAATGCATTGGGCTTTAACTTTCAGAGTTTCGGCGATATGCTGAAATCTCTGTGGAACGGTTTGTGCAGTGTGCTTGCCCCTGTATTTGAGGGTGTATTTCAGCATATCTCGGATATTTTCACCTTTGTGACGGATACCATTCTGAGCGTGCTTGATGTATTTATTGGCTTATTTTCAGGAAACTGGGAACAGTGCTGGAATGGTATCAAGGGCATTTTTACAGGTATCTGGAACTTTGTAGTCAACCAGTTCAGCAATATTCTGAACACGCTGAGAGGTGTGGCAGATGTATTTCTCGGGTGGTTCGGTACTTCCTGGAATGAAGTGTGGACGAGTATAAAAGACTTCTTCGTTGGAATCTGGAACAGCATTTGTTCCGCTTTTCAGGCTGTTGCTGACTTTTTCACAAATATCTGGAATGCAATATCAGCGTTCTTTACAACGATAGCGACTGCGATCTATACCACAGCAGTCACGATTTTTACTTCAGTATATGATTTCTTCGCAGGAATCCTGACCAGTATTCACGACTTTTTTGCCAACATTTTCAATGCAATATGGACGGTTATTTCAACTGTCTGCACCACTATTTACGACACGATTTCAAGTATCTGGAATGCGATTTACAGCTTCATTTCTCCGCTTTTAGAGGCGTTCCAATATCTGTTTGAAACGATTTTTCAGGCGATCCACATTATCATCAGCAACGTGATGGATTGGATCTCGGAAAAAATACAGACCATCTGGAATGCGATCGTTGCCTTTCTCACGCCGTTGCTTGAGGGCATCAAAACGTTCTTTGAAACGGTCTGGAACGCTATTTATATCACGATTTCAACGGTTTTAAGCACCATTTCAAGCGTGATTTCTACCGTCTGGACTGCAATTTCAGGTTTCATTTCCGGTGCAATGAACACGATTCATTCTATTATTTCGAGTGTGTGGAACACCATCAGCGGTGCTGTTTCAAGCGTGGTAAACGCTATCCGAAATACTGTATCTTCCGTCTGGAACAGCATTTCTTCCACGATATCGTCTGTGATGAACACCATTCATTCTACGGTGACAAGCATCTGGAACAATGTGAAATCTTCCATCAGTTCTGTTATCAGCGGCATTTACTCCACGATTAAAGATGGATTTGACAATGCGGTAAACTATGTCAAAGGTCTTGCATCAGATGCCTGGAACTGGGGACGGGATATTGTTTCCAACATCATTGATGGCTTGAGAAGTATGATCGACAGTCTTGCCGACAGCGTTTCCGGAATTGCCGATACGATTCGCAGTTATCTGCACTTTTCTGTTCCGGATGTAGGTCCGCTGACAGACTTTGAAAGCTGGATGCCTGACTTCATGAACGGCTTGGCAGACGGTATCAACAAAAGCAAAAAGGTTGTAGCAAAGGCAGTTTCGGGCGTTGCGGATACCATGAAACTTTCGCTCAATTCCGAGCAAAACTACAACCTTGACGGCATGACGGGGGCAATGATGAACGGCACTTCTGAAAATTCGGTGGTCAACAATTACTATCAAAACGACAACAGCCGCACAGTGAATCAGACCAACAACAGTCCGAAATCACTGTCACGGCTGGAGATTTACAGACAGACAAGGAATGCGGTTAAAGCGTAACTATTTATTTTTCGGATAAGTACATCCTTTTACATTTATCGGGAATCTGTTTTCTGCCGCAAATTTCACAAAAGCTTCAATTTCGGTATCCATTAACGCATAACCGCTGAATTTATCAAATAGCATGGATACAGACAGAACCTGGATTCCGTCCTCAGCATGAAAAAATGTAATGACTGCCTCACGACCATTCAAATAGACTTTATCGTCCTTAACCTCAAACTCTGCGTTTATTGTCTTAAATTGACTTTTTCGATATTCAGCAGATTTTTTACGGAGGATGATAAATATCGGTATAATCATCACAAAATTTGTTATCATCAGCAAAACAGTAGCCATAGCGATTGTTTGTGGAGCGTTGCAGACTATTGCCAATAAAACAAAATTGGAAATCAACCATATAAACACAGGGTTTAACATTTTCAGTATTTTTCTATCATCAATCTGACGTACTTGAAATTTGAATATATATTTTTTCTCATCATCTTCATCTTCTACTTAATATTCATCATAATAGTAATATTTTGCCACGTTTGAATTTTCATAACTGTCGGCGATATCTTTTGAAAGAGCTGTTAAGAATTCGTCGAATGTTAACGTTTTGTCAATTGGAATTGACATTTTATCTGCACTGTACTTCATAAATAAATCAAGTTCATCATCGTCATCGTCGTAATCTCTTCCTGTAGAGCAGAGCTCATCAATAGACAGTTTGTCATGGCTACATACTTCCTCCATGTAACGGAAAATTGCATCTGCATCGGCTGTATCGGGTAGAACGGCGTCTCTTATCAAGAGCAATGATTTTTCGCCCTGATTACGCTTACTAAAAACCAGAAAAACAACACCAAACAAAACACCCAAAAGCATAACGCCAAATGCACCGATAGTATCTATGCTGTATCCGTTCGCCTTGTCATAATCTTCTATTAGCATTAAAGATGATGTGTTGCTGAAAAATCCAATCAATGCGTATCCTATACCAACCATCCATATTCGTCTTTTATATTTATTTTGCAGGACAGCATATTTCACCAAGCTGATTGAAATTAATAGTATTGCAATAAAAATAAAATCCACTGTCATTAAACCAAAATCGAACTTTTCATCAAACAGCAGACTGCCTATCGGCAAAGCGAGGCACATCATCAAACTAAAAAGCCCCATGAGAATACCTATGACACTCAGAACAGCAGTTTTCATCTTGCTGTAACGCTTTTCTTTTTTATTGTTGTAGCCTTTTAGTTTTATGTATATATCGGACAATTGGTTTATTGAAATTTCCTTGTTATAAAGACCGGATAGCAAATTATATACATTATCGCAGTCCGGTGCTGTGAATGGATACTCATATCCTTCGTAAATAATAACTACATGAAACACTTTGCCGATTTCGTAAACCTTTACAGAATATTCTGATGCGTTGTATATAATCGAATTGGTGTCTGAAATATATTCGACTCCTGTCATGGAGCTTTGATGCAACCTGTTATATATATCGTATGTTGTTTTCATAATATCACCTGTTCCTCAAAAATGACAATGTCATTATACCACACAGCAACTGTAGAAGTCAACCAAGAAAGGAGTGATTTCCGATGTTCTACACTTTAATCCTCGAAAACGAAGCAGGTCAAAAAATCGACCTGTTCAAAACTGCAAACCGATATATGTTCTCCAAAATAAAAGGACTTGATCCGCCGACAGGAACAGTCAGCACTTCAAATTATGCAGGAATGAACGGCAGTTACCTCAACAATGCTTTCATCGAAAAGCGAAATGTAGTCATTCCCTTTGAAATGCGTGGCTTTGATGTGGAACTCCGCAGGCATGAACTCTACAGAGTGGTGAAGCCGTCACGCTACATCAAAATTTACTACTCCACAAAAAATATCTCTGTGTATGCAGAGGGTATTGTGGAAACCTGCGAGGTGGAGAATTTTGAAAAGCTGACCAATGGGCAGATTTCCATTCTCTGTCCCGATATTTACTGGTACTCCACTGAAACGCAGATTGCAGAATATTCCCGTGTCAGAGGTGCATTTCATTTTGTCTGTCCTGACAATGATGAGCCTTTTCCGATTGGTGCATATAATACGCAGGATATGATGACCATCAATAACAGCGGTGATGAGGTCGGATTCACCCTTGAAATCAGCGGAGGACCTGCGAAAAATCCGACTATTTACAACGCTCTGACGGACGAATATATGCAGATTTCAGGCGATATTCAAAAGGGAGATGTTATCACCATAACTACAAAAACGGGCAACAAAACCGTTCTTCTGGAGCGTGAGGGCGTTGTGACCAACATCATCAACCGCCTTGTTTCCGGGTCAACCTGGCTGAATCTGAAAACGGGCGAAAACAAATTTTATGTGACGGCATCGGAGGGACTGAACCGCATCAAAGTTCGCCTGATACACCGAAATGCGTACTTAGGGGTGTGAAAATGCAGATTGAAATTTACAATATGACTGTCTTGAATGATAAACTGAATATTTCACTTGAGGCTGTCTGCGACAGTTTTTCTTCGCTTTTGTGGGATATTGAATATTACAAATGCGGTGCTTTTGAAGTGTACATTGCTGCAAGTCCCCGAAATATCGAGATTTTTCAGACAGGCAGAATTGTCGGGCGTGATGACGATAAGGAACATTTCGGGCTGATTGAATCTGTGGAACTGGAAACCGATGCCGAAGATGGCGACTATCTCATCATCAAAGGCAGATTTTTAATGTGCCTTTTGGAAAGGCGTATTATTTACCCAACATTCAACTTTACAAAACTCGTTTCATATTCTCAGATTGTAATGAATGTGGTGCAGTATAATGCTTGTACATCGGGTATCAGAAAAATTCCGGGACTTGTTGTCGGCTGTTCGTCAGGCACTTGCTGGAATGCTGAAACCAAATTGCAGGTCAGCTATGACAATCTGATGGAATGGGTTTACACCATTTGCGAAAAGATCGGCGGAACTGCAAATATTAGACTTTCCAAAATATATAATGAACAGTATGAAATGATTTTTGAACTTTCACAGGGTACTGACAGAAGTATATTACAGGAAGTAAATCCGCACATTATTTTTTCTGACGGGTACAATAATCTGCTGTCTTTCACCTATTTCACAGATACCTCAGTCAAGAAAAATTACGCCTATGTTCTGGGGAAAGGCGAAGGTGAAAAACGCAAGAGAACCACATATTTTGAGGGCTCAGAGCCTTCTTTTCTCGACCGCTACGAAGTGTATGTTGATGCAAAGGACATTTCAGATGAAGAACAGGTTGACAACGAAACAAAACCGCTTCCTGATGCTGAATATTCAGAACTTCTGAAAGAGAAAGGAAAACAAAGTCTTGTTCCTGTAACAATGAAATCAGAATCACAGATTGCAGTGCAGTCCACACAGTTTCAATACGGTGTGGAATATTTTGTTGGGGATTTTGTTACCGTAGAACATCACAGATTTGGTATCAGACAGACTAAAATACAGCTTGTCGGAATGATTGAGAGTTTCGACCGCAACGGCAGAAATCTCACACCGACATTCAAGGAGGAATGATTTATGGCATTTTCATTCGGATTTTTCAATTCTAAAAATCTTGACAGAACCTATACCGCTGAAAACTTCAACGACTATCTCGGCAGCATTATCTGTGACGGGATTCAGGGACATTATTTCATTTCGGATACGGCATACACCTATGATTTATCTCGCTATGTGGACGAATCCCTGACGAGATATATGGCGGTTGGGATTTGCTGTAACACTTCTGAAAACGTCCGCAATGTCAGCTTTGAAATTCTCGCAGGAACACCTGCCACAAATCCTGCAATACCAAGATTTCAGAACACAGATTACAAAAAATATCTCACTCTTTGCATTATCAGACTTGATGCAGGCATATCAGAACTCAGCATTACAGATTACAGAGAAAACAATAATTTCTGTGGATATGTCCGCTGTATTCTCGGCAAATGTAAAGTCACAGATATGCTTTCACAGCTTTCTGAAATTCAGACGCAGATAAAAGATTACAACATCACAGTCGGTCAGCTAACAACAAAGATAAACGAGTTAACGCTGAAAATTGATGAAATGACAGGCGATGTAATTTCTATTGGCAAATGCGGTCAGAGTGTGGATTTTGTACTTTATTCAGACGGCAGACTGCTCCTCAAAGGCACTGGGGCAACATTCGATTATTCTACTGACAGTAATCCGTCACCGTTTCAGAATAATTCCAATATCAAGTCGGTTATTGTTTCAGAGGGTGTGACCGGCATTGGAGAACGGCTTTTTCAGTATTGTGATAACTTAAAAACAGTATCACTTCCGACAACGCTTACAGCAATTAAAAAGGCTGCATTTCTGCCACATATTGACGGTTACATTTATCATCAGACTCTAAATGGTTTGACAGAATTGAAGATTCCGGAACGTGTTACCGAACTTGGCATGAATGCATTTGCAGGAACGGCAATCAAGTCCGTAACCGTTCCGTCCTCTGTGGTAACCGTAGGTGCAATGGCATTCAGCGAGTGTCAGTATCTTGAAACGGTACGATATGGCGGCAAAGTCATTAGTGACAGAATGTTTGTACGATGCACAAAATTGAAAAATCTTACTCTTACAAAAAGCGTCAAGGAAATTGTGGGCGGCTGTTTCAATTACTGTGAATCCCTGAATCAAATTACCTATGAGGGTTCTCTTGCAGACTGGAACGCTGTGAAGAAAAATACAAACTGGGACAGCCATGCAGTTGATATTGAATCTCCGCTTAAAAGAATCCGGTGCCTTGACGGATATATGGAATATGTCACAAGCACGAAAACTTGGAAAGAGGTGAAAGTATGATAAAATTTCTTGTAAAAGGACAGAACATTGAAACTTTGGAACATGAAGTCATTGCCGCAGACCAGATTGCTTTTGTGAAGGTACACTTTGTGTTCGATAATAACTGGAAACCGATGCATAAAGTGGTGCAGTTCACACAGGACGAAATAACCTACAACAGAGTTCTCGGAATAGAAAATACAAGTTGTTTTCTACCTGCCGAACTAACCGCAGGGACTGTGAAAATGTCACTGTTTGGCTATGATGCAGAAGCAACTGAAACAGTCAGGGCAACGACAGTTGTAAAAACTTTGCACATCAGACCATCAGGATTTGAGGGCGAAAACAGTAATGTTCCGCCTACTCCTGATTTATATCAGCAGCTTTTGCAGAAGATTTCTGAAAAAGGCAAAGACGGCAAGTCAGCCTATGAAATTGCTATAGAACACGGCTTTGTAGGCACAGAGGCTGAATGGCTCGAAAGCCTGAAAGGTGTTGATGGTAAAAATGGTGTTGATGGTTTACCTGGTAAAGATGGCAAAAGTGGTGCAGACGGACTTCCGGGGCGTGATGGAATTAACGGCACAGATGGAAAATCCGCCTATATTATTGCTGTAGAACATGGTTTCACAGGTACAGAAAATGAATGGCTGCAAAGCCTGAAAGGTGCTGACGGCAAAGACGGAATAACTCCTGATATGTCAGACTATGCAACAAAAGCTGATATTGCAGAATTACAGGAGCAAATCAGGCAAATATCCGGTATCAGCTATATCTCTGTATTTGAAAGCGGTCCTGATGCCTTGCAGAAATACGGCGACAACATCTACACTTATTACAATGACGGCTATCGTTCTCTTGCAGGTTTTGCAGAGAGCTATCCGCACTTTTGTTCTGCTGAAAACAACTATGCTCTGTATTTCAATCAGAACGATTTCAGCTGGGCAGGAAGTGTGTTTGTGATGTTTCTGACACCTGTTGCAATTACTTCAAAAATGAAACTGATTTTAAGCTATCTGGTCGGTGCATCACAGGACACTGAATTTTATCTTATTCCGAATACAGATAAAATGGGTTCTGAACTTGCTCAGTATATTTACGAGGAAATCAAAGCCGAAAATGCTTTGAAATTATCATTTAAATGGCTCTACTCCGATACTTTCATTTCTGTGATACAGTCACTTGAAAACATATCGGATGGAGAATATTATCTTGCCTTTAAAGGCACATCGGATAATTCACATCCGATGGTGAAGTCTGTTAAATTTATGAAGGAGTGATTTTATGAAAGATACCATTTGCCTTATCGCAGGCATTGTCGGCGGATTTATCGCAACGCTTCTCGGTGGCTGGGATTCTGCTCTTGCGACACTCGTTGTTTTTATGGGCATTGATTTTGTAACGGGAATCGTGACTGCAGCAATGGGAAAATCCAAACACAGCGAAAGCGGTACACTCAACAGCACGGCAGGCTGGGTTGGACTTGCGAAAAAGTTTTGTATTCTTCTTATGGTAATTGTGGGCGTGAGAATTGATATTCTCATCGGTACAAATTACATCAGAGATGCAGTCTGCATCAGCTTTTGTCTGAACGAACTGCTCTCCATTATCGAGAATACGACACTTATGGGAATTCCTTTCCCGCCCGCATTCAAAAAAGCAATTGATGTTCTGCAAACGAAAGTAGGCAGAGCTGAGGATGAAAAGGAGGACGAATAAATGGCTATTTTAAGACCTGATACATCAACTACTCTGAATGGAGTGAAAATCAACGAGTATTTACTCACCAAGCATAACCCTAATCATATTGATATGCCCTCTGTTTCAATGGAGGGCAAAGTTATCGGTGTAACAGTCCACAATACCGACTGGATTTCTGTAGCAAGCGGAACGACACCTGCGGAACAGTATACAAGAGCAACCGTCAATGGCAATATGAAAGATGTCAGAGTTCATTATTATGTTGACAATGTGTGTGCATGGCAGAACCTGCCTCTGTCCTTAAGCGGCTGGCACGCTGCTGACGGCAGCGGTAATGGCAACAGAAGAACCATTGCAATCGAATGCATTATGTCATCTGCGTATAACGACAGAGATAAGAAATCCGAGGACAATTGTGCAAGACTTGCCGCAGCACTTCTCAAGATGTATGGTCTTGACATCAATCGCCTTTACACCCATACGCATTGGCTGAATGTCCGTGACGGAAAGTGTGGTTCTGTAGACTATCTCAATACTGCAAGAAATCTTTACAAGATGTGTCCTGCGTACATTCTGCCTCATTGGGCGGCTTTCAAAGCGAAGGTACAGTCTTATCTCAATTCAGGTTCTATCCCGACAACCCCTGTACCTGCAACAAAGCAGCTTTATCGAGTACGAAAGTCATGGACTGATGTTAAATCTCAGATTGGTGCTTTTTCTTCTCTTGAAAATGCAAAGAAAGCCTGCAAGAATGGATATGCTGTTTTTGACAGCAATGGCAAGCAGGTGTATCCTGCAAAGAAGTCCATTGATGAGGTTGCCCGTGAAGTCATTCAGGGAAAGTGGGGCAATGGTGCGGAACGTAAGAAACTTCTTACCGCTGCAGGTTATGACTACAATGAAGTGCAGAAAAAAGTAAACCAGATGATCTGATAATATCCTCCACGAAGTATGTTTTTTTCATATTTTGTGGGGGTTTTTTATTAAACTTCATTTTTCTGTCCTATGTATAATGAAGCATTAATTTAACAGGAGGATTACTATGGAACAGCAAAAAGTAATTGATGAAATTCAGTATTATCAGGCACAGAAACTGACCGATATGCTCTATGAAAACCGCCTTATTTCCTTTGACGAATATGACAAATTAACGGAACTGAATCGCCGGACTTTCTCTCCCCTTTTTGTCGACTTATTTCCTAAAACGCTTGATAAATCTCTTCAAAAGAGTTAATATGTCATACTGAAATGAGGTGATAAACTTGAAAATACGAAAAATTGACGCACAACCACAAGAAATAAAAAAACTTCGTGTTGCTGCATACTGTCGTGTTTCAACGGATTCTAATGACCAGAAAGAGAGTCTTGACACTCAGAAAAAGCATTATGAATCTTGGATCAAAATGCATAGTAATTGGGAATTTGCAGGTGTTTTCTATGATTTTGGAATCAGCGGAACAAAAGCTGACGCAAGAGATGGTTTGCAGGCTTTGCTTTATGAATGCCGAATCGGCAGAATTGACTATATTCTCACAAAATCCATCAGCCGTTTTTCTCGAAATACAACCGACTGTCTTTCACTTGTGAGAGAACTGCTTTCGTATAACATTCCTATCTATTTTGAAAAGGAAAATCTGGACACAGGCAGTATGGAAAGTGAATTGATTCTGGCAATTCTCAGCAGTATGGCACAAGGTGAATCCGAATCTATATCCGAAAATGTTAAATGGAGCAATCAAAAAAACATCGAAAACGGAATATATAAATTCAGTTATCTTCCATACGGATATATGCATGATAAAAATGGAGATATGATAATCAATTCCGACGAAGCAGATGTAATCAAAGATATTTTCAGATACGCATTAAACGGAGTAGGCACATACAAAATTGCAAAGCTCCTTCAGGAACAAGGAGTTCCAACACGCAGAGGCGGTCAATGGACAGGTTCAACTGTAAAGAGCATACTTACAAACGAAAAATATTACGGTGCAGCCATATTTAACAAAACATACACCGACAGCAATTTCAAAAGACATAAGAATAACGGAGAATCTGACAGATACTATGCTGAAGAACACCATGAGGCTATCATCAGTAAAAGTGAATTTGAGAAAGTTCAGGAATTGATACAGATTCATGCCGATGAACGAAAAATCATAAAAAGTGATTCAAAATATTTAAAGAGGTATCCATTTTCAGGTCTGATTATTTGCGGTGAATGTGGCAGCAAATTCAAACGGCAAACCCAGAGTTCAGGTGTAGCATGGGCTTGTAAAACGCACCTTTTTCATAAAGAGCAATGCTCTATAAAATTCATTAAGGAAGAAGCAATTAAAGCTGCTTTAACAACAGTGATGAATAAACTGATTTTTGGTTACAAACGAGTTTTGAAGCCATATCTTGAATCCATTAAGTTGATGAAAACTGATGCCAATTTACAGCGTATTCTGAATCTGAAAGAAAATATTCAGAAAAATTCAGACAGAAAGAATGATATTCGCAAGCTGAGAGTGAAAGGGCTTATTGACAGCACGCTGTTCAATCAGGAAGTGTCACGAATTGAAAAACAAAACGAGGAATATCGCATGGAATTAAGACAACTTGATAATTCAAAGAATGACCACATGATAAAAGAAACAGAAAAGCTGATTCATTTTATAGAATCATCAAACACTTTCTCTGCTTTTGATGAATCTTTTCTTGAATATCTTGATTGCATCATTGTTTATTCCAGAACCTTCATAGGTTTTAAACTGAAATGCGGATTGACATTAAAGGAGGAAATATGTACGGGTACAAAGTAGAAAACGGAGAAATCAAAATTGACGAACACGAAGCATCAGTTATAGTCGGTATTTTTAATGCCTATATTTCAGGAATGAGTATGACAAATGCTGCTAAAAATGCAGGACAGCCATTCTGCCATAGTACTGTAAAGCGAATACTGCAAAATGCCTGTTATGTCGGAGACGATTCACACCCTGCAATTATAAACAAAAACACATTTTCAAGAGCGAATGCAGAATTGATAAAGCGTTCTTCTGAGTATAAAAGATTCAGCCGTCTAAAACCGCCTCCTATACACATCGAATTTGCTTTTTTTGAAGCAACAGAAATCTATGACACTCCCAAAGAACAAGCTGAATATATTTACAGTTTAATAGAGGTAATACGATGAATATTATAAAAATTCCTGCAAAACAGCAAATAGGCAATAAAGCCACCAAAGAAGAAGTTAAAAAGCTAAGAGTAGCCGCATACTGCCGTGTATCGACTGACAATGAAGAACAGGCTGGAAGTTATGAAACTCAGGTCAGCCATTACCGTGAATTCATTTCAGCAAATCCTGAATGGATTCTTGTTGATGTTTACGCTGATGAAGGCATCAGTGCAACGAACACAAAAAAGCGTGATGATTTCAACAGAATGATTGATGACTGTAAGAAAGGTATAATTGATATGATTTTCACCAAGTCAATCAGCCGATTTGCCAGAAACACAGTAGATTGCTTAAACTATATCCGAATGCTGAAAGATATTAATATCCCCGTTTTCTTCGAGAAAGAAAACATAAACACGATGGACGCAAAAGGTGAAGTGCTTATTACCATTATGGCATCATTAGCACAGCAAGAATCAGAATCCATTTCCAAAAATGTAAAACTGGGATTGCAGTACAGATATCAGCACGGCAAAGTATTACTCAATTCTAAATATTTTCTTGGATATGATAAAGATGAGGACGGAAACCTTGTAGTAAATCCGAAAGAAGCTGAGGTTGTAAAGAGAATTTTCCTTGAATACCTGCAAGGCAGCAGTTGTCAGAAAATTGCTAAAGGATTGGAACGTGACAGCATTTTAACAGCAAGAGGAAACCCAAAATGGCACGATAGTACAATCAGAAAAATCCTTGAAAATGAAAAATATATGGGTGATGCACTTTTGCAGAAAACCTATACGGTGGATTTCCTGAATAAAAAACGTGTCAAGAATAACGGCATTGTTCCGCAGTATTACATAGAAGACCATCACGAAGCGATAATTCCCAAAGAACTGTTTTTACAGGTTCAGGATGAAATAGCAAGACGAGCATCAGAACGAGATATTGAAGGCAAACGTAAAGGATTTAGTGCCAATCACGCATTTTCGCAGATTGTTTTTTGTGCAGAATGCGGAGGTCAGTATCGCAGAATACATTGGAACAACCGTGGCAAAAAATCAATTGTCTGGAGATGTCTTACACGTTTGATAAACAAGGATAAGTGCAGGGCAAGAACAGTAAAGGAAGATGTTTTACAAGAGGCATTTCTTGATGCCCTAAATGAAATGCTTGCAAACAGCAATGATTACCTTAACAGACTTACTGCAAATCTTGAGGTTGCAATCAAGCATAACAGCACTGATGAAAAATTTGCAGAAAAAATGAAAGTCTTACAGCAAGAACTCCTTGACAGAACTGAACGCAGAGAAAATTATGATGATGTTGCCACAGAAATTCTTCGCATTCGTGAACTTCAGGAACAAAGCAATATGGACAGTGTCACAAAAGCTGAACACAAGAAAAGAATACAGGAACTACAAAGATTCATCAAATCTCAGCCGACTGCTGTCACGAAATTTGATGAATGCCTTGCAAAAAATCTTCTTTCACAAATTATTATTCACGATGATTTCTTAGAATTCAAGTTTAAATCAGGTGTGACAGTGAGTGTTGAAAAATGACTTTTCTCTCCCCTATTGATATAAGTTAAGCACGTCAAAGACTACAGATTTCACGTAGCTTTGGCGTGATTTTTATTTATACAAGGTAAGAATTATATCCCCGTTTGTGCATTTTGACGAATGACAACAAATTTCTACACTCAACCTGTCGATTTATCATTTTATCTCAAAAACTGTAGTGTGTGTATTTGTTGTCACTATATTTTAGCCTGCTCAATCTCATGGAATACAGTAAAAAGAGCATTTTTATCGTATCCCATAAAAGCATATATCCTAAAAAGCAACGTAGAATAGGGATTTTCAGCCTATTTCCTTGACATCAATACTACGCACTCGACTGTTGTTTCAGTTTCCAAGGGAAGTTCTTTCACTTCCTCGCCATCAACAGGCACAGGGAAGTTGAATACAATCTTCTTTATCCAGCTTCCGTCTTTTCTCTTTTCCGGGAACATCTCAATTCGCTCAATAAAGGCTTTCATAAACTCTTTCTGTTCTGCTTCCGTTGCGGAATGGTAGACTTCATCAAATGCCAGTAAGAGCCGATAAATGTTATCGCCGGAGATTTTCTCCTGCTGGATGCTGCGTATCTGACTTTGCAATTCGCCAATCTGAACTTCGATTTCTTCTATCGTATCATACTGTTCATCATATCGGCGCTGCAAATCCAAAATTTTTCTGTCATAGTGGGCATCGTTGATGTCCAAAGTATCCATCTGACGCTCCAAGCGGCTTTTCGTTCCAAAGGCTTGCTTTAGCTGTCCTTGCAGAACGGCGATCTGCTTTTCCATATCCTCTGTATCAACCGCCGTTCCAATTTTCGCTTGAATTGCTTCTATAAATCGGGGATTGCTGACCATAGCGGAGATGACCTTCGCCACAAATTTGTTGATTTCTGTCTGCTCGATATTCAGCCGGAAGCTGCACTCATGTCCCGTCGGCGTAACCGTATTTTTGCAGTAGTAATA